GGACACTAGTTGCTTTAGGTGGATTTGCAGTACAAATGGGTTATAATGTTATCCACTATACTTTGGAATTAAGTGAAGCATATACTGGAAGACGATATGACGCTTTCTTTACAGGAACATCAGTAGATCAATTAGAAAAACATAAAGCAGAAGTAGAAACATTAACAGCTGATCTACCAGGAGAATTGATTATTCGTGAATATCCTATGGGAAAAACCACGATAAATACAATAGAATCTCATATTAAAAAGGTAATTGACTTAGGAATCCAACCAGATCTTATCTTGATAGATTACATTGATTTACTTTCAACAAGAAAAAGAAATGTTGACCGTAAGGGAGAGATTGATGATATTTATACAAGCACTAAGGGATTAGCTCGCGAACTAAACATACCAATTTGGTCGGTTTCGCAAGTAAATCGCGCGGGAGCTAAAGATGATATTATTGAAGGCGATAAAGCAGCGGGTAGTTACGATAAAATGATGATTACCGACTTATCGCTCTCATTATCAAGAAAGAAAGAAGATAAAGTTAACGGAACCGGACGACTTCATATTATGAAAAACAGATATGGAATGGATGGTTTGACTTTTCAAGTAGATGTTAATACATCAAATGGTCACATTGCAATTGGAGACCATTACGATGAAGAAGCAGATACAGTTGCACCAAAAAAACAGTCAAACGATAACTTTGACGATTTAGATAAAAAAATGTTAGCAAATAAATTTTTCGAATTAAACGCATGATAACAGAACTTAGACCCCACTACAAACCATTCGAATACCAAACAGCATTCGAATTTTACAAAGATCAACATCGTGCTCATTGGCTAGCAGATGAAGTCCCATTATCTTCAGACTTGAATGACTGGAAACTTAAATTAAGCGAATCAGAAAAAAGCCTAATCGGTAATATCTTGAAATCGTTTGCTCAAACTGAGACGTATGTAAACGACTATTGGGCAACAAAAGTAGCGGTATGGTTCCCTAAACATGAAATCAAAGCTATGGCGTGTGCATTCGCTGATTTCGAATCGATACATGCTGAGGCTTATGCTCGTTTAAATGAAGAACTTGGATTAGATGATTTTCAAGCATTTATGGAAGACGAGGAAGCAAAAGCCAAAATCGATCGTCTAGTTGAATTACCTGGAGATACATTACGTGAAAAAGCACTTTCATTAGCTATATTCTCTGCATTTACAGAAGGTGTTAATTTATTTTCTTCATTTGCTATTTTGATGTCTTTCCAATTACGTAACTTGATGAAAGGTACTGGACAAATTGTAGAATGGAGCGTACGTGATGAATCATTACATTCAAAGGCAGGTTGCTGGTTATTCAGAACAATGATGGAAGAAATGCCTGAATTGAATGGCGGAATGGAAGCTCAAATTTATGATGCTTGTGATCTATCAGTCAAATTAGAATTTGACTTTATTGACAAAGCATTTGAAATGGGTGAAATTGAAGGTTTGAATAAAGCTCAATTAAAAAACTTTATCAAGGAACGCGCCAACCAAAAATTAATTGAACTAGGTTATAATCCTTTATACAACGATATCGATCCTAATCTTTTGAAACAAATGGAATGGTTCGGACATTTAACAAGTGGTAAAACACATCAAGATTTCTTCGCAGGAAGAGTAACAGATTATTCAAAATCAACCGCTGACTGGAGCGATTTATAAAAACAACAAATGAGCAAATTAAACGTAGACACAAGTAAATGGGTGAAGGGTAAAGATTTCCCTGAATGGATGGATGAAATTGGCACTTCAATCATTTCACAAGGTTACTTATTACCAGAAGAAAATGTATTTAAAGCATTTAACCGAGTAAGTAAAGCAGCCGGGCGTAGACTAAAACGTAAAGATTTAGTACCGTTTTTCTTTGAGGCAATGGAAAAAAATTGGTTGTGTCTTGCATCACCTGTACTTTCAAATTTAGGTACTGAACGTGGTATGCCTATCTCATGTTTTGGGATTGATACAGACGATTCAATTGAAGGAATTGCATTAGCAAATTCTGAGTTAATGCGTTTATCATCTCAAGGTGGAGGTGTAGGTATTGGTTTATCTCGAATTCGAGGTAGAGGTAAAGAAATTGCTGGTAACGGTGTTTCCGAAGGTGTAGTTCCATGGGCTAAGATCTATGACTCAACTATCCTAGCAACTAATCAAGGTTCAGTTAGGCGTGGAGCATCTTCAGTTAACTTACATATCAATCACCCAGACATCGAAGAATTTTTAATGATTCGTCGACCAAAAGGAGATGTTAATCGCCAGTGTCTCAACTTACATCAGTGTGTAGTAATTGATGATGATTTCATGAACAAGTTAGAGGATAAAGAACCACGCGCTTTAAGATTGTGGGGAGAAATCCTTAAAACACGTTTGGAAACAGGTGAACCTTACATCATGTTTGAAGATAATGTAAACAACAACAATCCTCAAGCATACAAAAACAATAACTTGCATGTTTCAATGACAAATATTTGTTCTGAAATTGCACTTTATACAGACCCACTCCACTCATTTATTTGCTGTTTATCGTCTTTGAATTTGGCACGTTGGGACGAATGGAAAGACTATAAGTTTGAAAACGGAATGACTTTACCTGAATTGACATGTTGGTTCTTAGAAGGTGTATTACAAGAATTCATCGACAGATCCAAAAACGTTAAATTCATGGAAAACACTTACCGTTCAGCTATTAAAGGTAGAGCAATTGGTATTGGTGTTTTAGGATGGCATACATTCTTACAAGAAAAAGGTATTCCATTTGCAGGTTTACAAGCAAATTCTTACACTCGAATGATGTCTCAATTTATTGAGGAAGGAGCATTAAAAGCATCTCGTGATCAAGCAATTGAATATGGAGAACCAGAATGGTGTAAAGGTACAGGTTTGAGACACTCACACCACCTAGCAATTGCACCAACAGTATCAAATGCTAATATTTCAGGTGGTGTTTCACCTTCAATTGAACCAATTCCGGCAAATGTATTTAACTTGAAAACAGCTAAAGGTACATTTATCAAGAAAAATCCAACATTGGAGCGTTTACTTGAATCTAAAGGATTTAATATTGATAGTATTTGGGAACAAATTGCTAAAGATAAAGGTTCAGTAGTAGGTTTACCTGATCATATTTTATCTGCTGAAGAAAAAGAAGTATTCTTGACATTCAAAGAAATCAACCCATATGAAATCGTTCGCCAAAATGGCATCCGTCAAAAACACATTGACCAAGCTATTTCACTTAACTTAACATTTGATCCATCTGATTCACCAAAATACATTAGTGAAGTACATAAACTAGCATGGAGAGAAGGCATTAAAACCCTATACTATATGCGCTCAGAAAGTATTTTAAGAGGAGATAATCTTCAACGTACTGCAGATTGTGTTAGTTGCGAGGGGTAAACATTTATTCATAAAATGAAATGGGGGTAAGTTAAATCTTACCCCCTTTTTTTATATGTATAATAAAAAGAAAACTATGTTACCATTAATCGCAGACACAACAGCAACATCCACAGATTTTGGAGTATTTGGTCAACTTGCAGACTACGGTCCATTAGGTCTAGCTGTTTTAGCTTTAGGCTATGTAGCTTGGCTATTCATTAAGCGTCATTTAGCTGAAAAAGATCGTTTACAAGAAGAATTAAAAGAGAAAAAAACACCAATCAAACGTAAACCTAGAAAATAATGTCATTCGGACCATTTGAAGTATTAACACAGTATGGAGTTTTAGGATTTGCAGTCCTTGGCTTGGGTTATCTTTGTTGGATATTTCTAAACAGGTTGATGAAAAGTGAAGAAGATCTACGCTCAAGAGTAGAAGAACTAGAAGGTGAGTATCGTGAAGATCTAGAGAAAAAACTAGAAGAAAGCACTGAAAGCTCTAAAAGCTTAAAAGAGACAGTACTAGCATTGTTTGGTAGTAAGAAAAAATAACTATGAAGAAAAAGTTACTCATAGTAGGAGCCTCGTTTATAGCCTTAGTTCTACTTGATATTTTCTCTAGTGGTCATGGACATGTAGTAGTAGTTGAAGATAATATCCATTTAAATGGAGAAAACAAACAACTAACTCAATCAAACCAAAAGCTAACAAGTAGCGTAAAGCAACTAAAAACAGCAAATAAACAGTTAGTAGAAGAAAAAGCAAACCTGGAAGAAATGGTTTCTGAAGTTATAAGTGATTTAGACAGTACAAAATCTGTAGTAAAAGACATTAAAAAAGAATTAGCCAATGAAAAAGATATTGTTCGTAAGCAGTCTACTGGTAAGCAGTTTGAGTTTCAGCCAATCACGCTACCCACTTCAGACGATAATTAATGATGACTCAGTAGTTATTCTTACCAAAGGTCAAGCAGATACTATCAATGATATTTTTGAATCTCAGAAACAAAAAATTGCAGACACAAAGCAATTGATTCATTTTAAAGATTCATTGCTTAACCATCAGGATTCATTACTAAGAGTAACTAATTTTGCTTTAGTTCAGTATGACTTATTAAATGCTGAATATATCAATACATTAATGTTTCTGGATTATATAGAATCATGGATATATGATAGAGCTAAAGAAGGATCATGGTTATATTATTCATATGATAGCACTTGTATTGAAGCAATAGACCTTTCAGATTATGAAGTAAGAAAAAATGATTATACAGGAGCCATATTTTTTTATAGAATAACTGATACTCCATTTGTACATAAAAAGAAAAATGACTCTTTTAGAAAAGGGTGGGAACAAGAAATAACATTACCAAACAGACCAAAAATACATAGATTATGAGAAATTTCTTTAAACAGTTGTTTGACGACAACAATTCAATCAACGAAAAATCAGTAGTTGGTTTCATCGCATTCTTTATGCTAGTAATAGCTTTAGTAGTAGACTTAGCTACCGGAGCTTATGGTAAACCATTATTAATCAACAAATTTATTTTTGATGGTTTTATGGTAATCGTTTTAGGTTCATTTGGTATCGCATCAGTTGATAAGTGGATTAATAAAAAAGATAAAAAATAATGAGTTTAAAAAGTTTACAAGAAAGAGCAGGAGTAGCCGCAGACGGTGCTTTTGGTCCTGGTACAATGAAAGCAGCAATGACGTTGCTTAAATTAACTCCAATTCGTGCAGCACATTTCTTTGCCCAAACATCACACGAAACAGGTGGTTTTAAAGCATTTAGCGAAAATCTAAACTATTCAGCACAAGGTCTACAAGGTATCTTTGGAAAATATTTCCCGGGTACATTGGAAGAATCTTATGCTCGTCAACCTGAAAAAATTGCTAACCGTGTTTACGCATCTCGTATGGGTAATGGTGATGAGGCTTCAGGCGATGGTTGGAAATTTAGAGGTCGTGGTGCATTGCAATTGACTGGTAAAGCAAATTACGAGGCGTTTGCAAAGTACTTAGGAAACAATGAAGTACTAGAAAATCCTGATCTAGTAGCAACAAAATATTCTTTTGAATCAGCAATGTTCTTCTTTGAAAGAAACAAATTGTGGGCAATCTGTGACAAAGGAATCAATGATGCTGCTATTTTAGAATTAACAAAACGTATCAACGGAGGTACACATGGTTTAGAAGACCGTAAAGCAAAAACATACAAATATCATCAATTCGTTAAATAATAGATTATGCAATTAAGTAAAAACTTATCATTAGCAGAAGTAATTAGATCAGAAACTGCTAAAAGAAAAGGAGTAAGTAATATGCCTACAGAAGCACATATTGCAAACTTTAAATTATTGGCTGAGAAAGTGTTTCAACCAATCCGTGAACACTTTGGTGTTCCAATTCATATTAGTTCAGGATACCGTTCTAAAGCCCTTAATGAATCCATTAAAGGAAGCAGTACATCACAGCATTGTTCTGGTGAAGCAATTGATATTGACATGGATGGTACAGCAATCACTAATGCTGAAATCTTTAACTACATTAAAGATAACTTAGAATTTGACCAACTTATCTGGGAATTTGGTACAGATGCTAATCCTGACTGGGTACATGTATCTTATGAATCTACAGGTAAACAACGTAAGCAGATTTTAAAAGCAGTTAAAAAAGGTGGTGCTACATCTTACGTGCCATACAAATAATTATTTTTCTAGAAATGATTGGAGCCCCATTTAGGGGCTCTTTTTTTCCTTACGTACTTTCAATATTTATAAGCCGATATGGAGAAGCTTTTAAAAAATCAACAGATACCTTTAACACAGGTAATAGATCCAAATACGGGTCAAATATACTATTCCCCACAAAATGTTGTTTATGATGAAAAAAACAACAACGGCCCACAATATTTAAGAAATGTTATAGTAGATCAAGCATTATCTGCATCCTATTTTAGTGGTAGTATTACAAATGCAATAAGTGCTTCATATGCTTTAACCGCATCTTATTTTAGTGGAAGTATTACAAATGCCATCTCCGCTTCATATGCTTTAACATCCTCATTTGCTACTCGAGCGTTAAGTGCTTCATATGCCGCAAATGGTGGAGTAACCCAATTACTAGCAGGTCCTAATATTACTTTATCTCCAATAGATGGTTTAGGTCAAGCCATCTTCC